TTCTTACCACTGGCGAACCTGTTGCCCATATCAGTTTATAAACATCTGGCGCGGCACGAATCGCACCGCAGCTTTTTCACGATCCTCGTCGGCGGCGTTCTGCCAAGCCTCGTCGTACTGGGCTTTAAGCATAGGCAGGCGCTCAAAACCTGATGGAATCTTGCCCGCTAGGTAATACGACAAGCCCGCTGCCATGCAAGGCACAAACCGGAATGGGACGTCCATGACGTTGACACCGCCGCCAGCATCCTGAGTACGGCGCAGACGCCAGTAAGCCAGCGTGTAGGTCTGTGAGCCATCAGGCGTTGGCCAGACAGTGACGGCGGGCAACTGCTCCGAGTACACGGCTGCGCCAGTGGTATGCGCGGCTGCGGTGGTGTTGTTCTGAGCGCGGAAGCAGTTGTTCAGGGTATTCCCTGAGATGTAACTGTAGTTGATGGTCTCGTTGTCAATTTTGATGAAACCAGAAGCAGGTAGGCCCACAGTCGAACTGAGGGTGATAGTAGTTGCCGTAGAGGTAATGGTGCCGTCCAGCGTCAGGCCCGTAGGCGAGCTCTGTGCGTTGTACCGCTGAATCCAAATCTGAATAGGCCGCGCCTGCTGGATTTTGTTCGGGATCGTGGCGTAGGTGGAGACGCTGATCCGGGTGATGGTCAGGTCCGCTTGCGTCGACGCGCTGCCCGCGCCCGTGCGGATCACATGCTCCAGTAGGTCCACAGTATCAGCCGGAAGGTTGTACGTCGCCGTGCCTGCCACCAACGGGATGGAGCCTTGCTCGAACGTCCACATGTTGACGCCACGGTTGGCCCAGTCGGCAAACATCAGGTTCAAGGACCGGCGGGCGGTCTTCAGGTCGTAACCCGTGCGCATCTCCGAACCCACGCGCTCGAACGCCTCCTCGACGATTTCCGTCAAGTCGAGGTTGAATGCAGAGGTGCCGGAAGTTGTCATCTGAAGCTCGCTGTCTTTTTGGCGATGGTCTTGGGCTGAGCCACAAACTGTTTGCCCGCCGCCTTGCCAGCGCGTTTGGCTTTTGTGGTGGCCGCATACTCTGCGGGGCTGAGCGATTTTATCGCCTTCTCCGGCAGATAGCGCTCCCCCGTTTTAGACGACGGTTTGCCGCTCTTGGTGCGCCACTTCTGGTCGCCCCAGTCTTTGAGGGATTGCTGGGGCGCTTTCACATCAGTCCTTGTACCCGCCGCCAGCGGCCTTGTACTTCTTGGCCACGAGCTGGGCCTTGCGGGCTGACCACTGGCCTGCCCCGGTGCCCTGCGTTGCCGCAGCTTTGACTTGGCTCACGATACGCTTGCGCATACCGGGCTTGGTGTAGTTGCCAGCCGCGTTGACTTTGCCGCCTTCAGCGTACTGCGTGAAGTCGGTGTCATCCCGGCGGGCTTTACGCACGCCTTTGGGCATCTTGGAAGGGAGCACTGCCCCCATGCCGCGACTGGCCATCATGTCAGCACTTGCCGCCGTTGGCCATGGTGATTTGCTTGCCCTTGGTGTGGCCCTTGGACACAACACCGTCTGCACGCGTGACGCCACCTTTGGCCATTTTTTTCATCGGCATGTCCGCTTTAGCGCCTGCTTTTTTCTTCTCGATCATTGCTTTGAAAGCTGGGTTCATTTTCGTTGCCATATCGCCACCTTTTGAAAATTTGCGGCCCTTGTCCGCGTTGGAGAACTCTTTGCCCACGGATTGTGGGACGCCTGCTTTCTTGGCAAACTCCGGGCTGTGCGCTACCGCACGCATGAAGTCCGCTTGCTTTTTACTGCTGGACGGCATTGCTGCCTCGCAGGTTGTCAATTTTGCGCTCCAGCCGGTCAAACCGGTCGAGCAACTGCTGCATGTCGGCCCGGAACTCCGAGCGTGTGATGTGATCCCGAGCCACTTCTTCGCGGGTGCGGTTGAGCAGAATGCCAAGACGATTGATCTCGGCAAACTTCTCCTTCAAAACGAACCCCAGCATGGCCACAATGGCGGTGAGCACGAGGTTCCAGACCATCATCTCCATGTCAGCACTTCCACGCCCGCAGGCTCTTGTTGATGCGGGAGTTCGGGTCCTTCTTGGCCTTCTCTCCGGTCAGCTTCTCTTTCATGCCTTCCATACGGGCACAAAAAGAGTCGCGGCGTTTGCCGCCCTCGGGCTGGGGAGCCTTCAGGCCGGGCTTGCCGGGGTTGGCCTTGTTGTACGAGGCGCGTCCCTTCGCGTTCAAGCCGCCCTTCTCGGACTTGCCTTCTTTGCGTTGCCATGCGGGTGACTTAGCCATAGAACACCGTGATTTTTGCGTTGGCTGGGAGCGTCACATGGACGTTCGTACGAAACAAAATCCCTTGGCCGGGAAGTGGCATCGTGATTGGTTGCGTGCCCGTTGCAATATTGAATTGCAACAGGATGGTGCCGCCTGCGCCGCCATCACGAAAAATAACATCCCCGGCGGTTCCGCCAGAAATGCAGTGATAGGCTCTGACGCGAGTGCGGTACGCCACCACGGTAGCCGTGGCTTCGGTATGTACCGCTAGAACGTCTGTCTGCATCGTCATAATCAATCTCCTTTAAAACAGGGGCCGAAGCCCCGAGGTTGATTAGGAAGGAGTAACCGCAGTAGTACCGTCGGCGTTGACCCACGTGCTAGTGGCAGTTGCGCCAGTGGCAATTTTAAGGGTGCTTAAGGTCGTGTCAAAGACGATGGTACCAGCGGCTTTGCCTGTGGTGTTTACGGCGTTGGATGCAGCAGCAATTTGGACGCTGGTAGCTGTACGCAATTGGATGTAACCTGCGGTAGCGTCTACGTTACCTGTCACAGTGCCAGTGACGTCGCCAGTAATGTTGCCCGTAATGTTGCCCGTAACAGCGCCAATGAAGCCGTTTGTCGAGGTGACTGGGCCAGAGAAGGTAGTTGAAGCCATGATGATTCCTCACATGCGATAAGGCGTATCTGTCTGCATGTCGTCAGCCGGGACTGTCAGATACACCGGGAACCCCGGAATGAAAGCAATATACACCAAAAGAAAAAGGGGCACAAGGCCCCTTTTTCAGTGGACGGCCGGGAACCCCCGACCCAGCCTATCAGGACGAACCCGAAGAGCCCCACATACCCAATGGGTCAGACCAGCCGAACGAATAACGCTCGCGGGCTTTGTAACGGACGTTGCCGGTATCAAAGTCGCCGTCCATCGAGGTAGCCAAGGCGGTACGCTCGAAGTGCTTCAGGCCGTTTGGAACGTCTGTGGTCAGGAACCAAGCGTTGTTGTCGGTCAAGAAGTTGTTGACGGTGTAGCCACCAGAGATCGTGCCCATTTGCTTCAACGCGTTGATGTCGTTGTCAGCAGTGCCAACACGCAGCTCAGTGTCAAGCAGACGCTTGGCAACGAACATCAGTGATGGAGGGATGATCAACTTGACCGGTTTGGCAGCGATCAACAGACCACGTTCATCAGTCCAAGCAGCGATCTGGATGGTAGCGTTTTCCAACGATGTCTCGTTCAAGTCAACGCCAGTGGTTGGGCTGTTGTAGTTCACACCACCGCCAACCAAAGGATGACCAACGCGAGTGCCGCTGGAGTTGTTACCGAACAAAGACACGCCGTCGCCGCCCAGAGCGGTGCCAGCAAAGCCAGTGTTCAACACGGAAGCAGCTTTAACTTGCTTGGTGTAAGCCATACCGCGAGCCAGAGCCTTGGTGTAGCGGGCAGACAGACTGTCGTACAGGTTGTCTTCCACAGCTTCTTCCGTGATGGAGAAGCCCAAAGCGATGGTTTCGTGGGTGTAGCGTGCAGTGAAGGCTTCCTGCGCGTTGTCGTAAGCGATGGCGGAGCCTTCGTTCTTGACAGGTGCAGCACCAAAGCCGGACAGCTTGGTTTCTTCTTCAAAGCTACGCTCCGATTTCTCGGTTTCGTACAGCTCTTTGTGCTCTTCGCCGTAGCGTTTGTATTCCAAACCGAACAAGGCGTTCAGACCGGGGAGCAGCTCTTTGAGCAGTTGTGCGCGTGAAATTGCCATGGTGAGTTACTCCTTACAGGCCGACGTTGTTCGTGTACGAGTGTGCACTGGGGTTGAACTTAACCAACACATCAGTGAACGCATCGCCAATTGTTGAAAAGCCTTCCAGCTCAACAAAACCCACAATACGGAAGGCCGCAGCAGTGGTCACCACAGTGGCATCCAGCGCGCTGGTCGAGTTGCCCGTAGTGGAAGAACCTGT